AGCGTCATGCCTCGCGGATCATCGCACGATGGGCGGAACTTCAAGTCCCAGAATGAGTATTCGTTGATCTGCGCTGTGGTGTTGCCACCAGCCTGCGCTGCGGCATTGCCACCGGGCGCGTAGTGAAAGCCGCCAATAAGCCGCCCGTTCGTTGTCGGTGCGACAGTAAAGCTGGCGTCAGCCTCCAGCGTCCCGTTCGGCGCACACCAGATCGCATAGTCAGTGCCAGCGGTGAATGAACCAGGCATGGTAATGCTGGTGCCAGACGACACAGAAACCAGCCCGCCATTGACCTCCAGCGTCAATGCTGTCGCTGTTTCAGCAGTACCTGCCCCTGTCTTTGTCCACGCAACCGCCCGAGTTGTTGCTTTTGCGAACAAGCCGGCAACCGAAATGTTTTGGATTGCTTGCGCGTTTTCGTCAATCGCAGCCTGCACGTCAGTCGCTGTCAGCCCAGACGTGCTGTTGTCGTAGTCAATATCGTCGGCGTTGATTCCGGAAGGATCGGTGATTGTTTTGTTGGTCAGCGTTTCTGTGCCCGCCAGCGTCGCAAACGACCCATCGCTCAGCGCGGTATTGAACTCCGCCGTCGTGCCCGTGACCGTGTTGCTCGACAGATCAACCGTTTTGTTCGTCAGCGTCTCGGTGCCGGCCAGCGTCGCAAACGACCCATCGCTCAGCGCGGTGTTGAACTCTGCCGTTGTACCCGTAACCGTGTTGCTCGACAGATCAACCGTTTTGTTGGTCAGCGTTTCTGTTCCCGCCAGGGTCGCAAACGACCCGTCGCTCAGCGCGGTGTTGAACTCTGCCGTTGTGCCCGTGACCGTGTTGCTCGACAGATCAACCGTTTTGTTGGTCAGCGTCTGCGTGTCGTCGGTCGTGACCAGCGTCTCGCTCGCCGGAATGTTTGTCCCGTTGATCCGCGTCAACGCCTCAACCACGTTGGTGCCGTCCGCAAACAGCACCATCTTTGCGCCGTTGGGCACAGTGATACCCGTACCTGCGGATGTTTTGACGACAATCGACTGCCCGCCGCTTGTGTTGTTCCAAACAAAGTACTGCTTCTCGATCGTCGGCACGATCAGATCACGGGTGGCGGTCAGAGAGCCGGTCGAAGTGACGTTCAGCACCAGGTTGCGAAACACCTGCGTGGTGTTGACGTCGTTGAACGCCAGCGTCAGGTTCGCGTCTGACGGAAAGTCAGCCGTAGCAATGCCGGTGATCGCCTCTTCCAGCGTCGTGCCGAGGTTGGTGTTGGTCGTGTTGCCCCAAGTGCCCGCTTGCTCGCCGGAGCCGATCAGCTCGATCTTCAGGTTCGTTGAATATGTGCTTGCCATTTGTGTACTCCAGTTACACAGCGATGTTCTGCCAATTAGGGGTTTGCGCCGGCGTCACCAGTGACCATGTTTGGAAAAACCCTGCCTCGCATTGTATGGCAACCCCCTGCAAAACAATACTTGTCAGATCAAACTTCTGCGCAACCCCGGCGGTTTGCGCCGCCTCCGCCGCAATCTGACCCGCTCCGGTGATTGTGCGGACGCCAACGCCTGAAAAAGTCGCCGCCTGCGCAATCAAACTGCCTTGCGCCAGCGACGTCCTGCCAGCGACTCCGGACATCGTCGCCGCTTGTGCCTGAAGCGTTCCAGAAGCAAAAGACGCAACAAAAACACTTGCGGAAACAGCCGCCGCCTGCGCAGAAAGCGTCCCGCTGCCTACCGCTGCACGGACGCCGCTCCCAGACGCGCTGGCCGCCTGCGCAGAAAGCACCCCCGTGCCTGTTTGGCCGGTTCCGTTCCACGCAATAACGCCCCACCCAAGGGAGCCCCAGCCAGCCATTACACTGGCGCCGTGTAATCCAGCGACGTCACACTGACAGTGTCTCCTGCGCCGATGACCAGAGACGACATCTCAATGTCTCCTCCTCCGGAGGTCGCGGTCACCGAGCCAAAAACGACGCCAGTCCCTCCGCTGTCCTGCAACTCGAACTTGGCGATTGTGCCGCCTGTTGCAGACGTATCAGGACTGATACTATTCGCTGCCGCCGTGCCCGAACTGGCGCTCGCAAAAGCCGTCGCCGACAGGCTCAGCGTCGCCACTTCCGCTCCCGCCGACGTCTGAAACTCTAGGCTGCCATTGTCGAGCAGCGCCAGAAGTGCGTCCGCCATCGTGTTCCTGCCTGTCGTTGAGTGAGTAATCGCCACTTCTTTCCTCCTAGTGCATCAGCACCGCTACCGTTTCAGTGCTGCCGTTTGCCCGCGTAATCGTCAGCGTTGCCCGTATCTTCATGAAATAAGCCGTACCAGTCCAGCCGCTGCGGTGGCAGGGGGCGCTTCCAATTTGAACGTCGCTCCCGTGCCTGTCCGATCAATCAGCAGGTCAAACACCGCGATACTGCGGTTCGCTTTGGTGGAGTTGTACAGCAACCCGTACCGAGTCGTAAACGACGCCAGCAGCCACTCCACATCCGCAAACGTAAAAACAACCGCAGGACTATCCACCACGATCTGCTTGCTTGCGACAACGACGCCTCCTGCGGTGTAGCCGCTGCCTGTCGCAACTTCGTTCGTTGCGGAACCATACGTCGCTGTGCTGACCGATACGTCAGAAGCAGACGTGTACAGCGCCAACTTGACCGTATCACTCAACAAGTCATGAACGCCGGTCAGTATTTCCTGTCTGAACGATAGCGTAATCGCGCTTCGCATGGTTATGTCCTCGGTTGTCTCACTTGCCCGTACCGGTAGTTGTCCACGGTCTCCAGCCCTTCACCGAAATTCTTCAGTCGTTCAAGTGACTGAACAAACCGCGTCTGGTACATCACCAGTACGTCCTGCGCAAACTTCTGGAAAACCGCTGCCTCAACAAGCACCCCGTACAGCAACGTGTTCGTTGCGTTGAGACTGATCCACGTCGTCGTGCTGTCGTCTCCGCTGGTCAAGCTGGCTGGGCGGTAAAAATAGTTGATCTCAGCAGCGAACGTGTCGGAAGGGGTCGGCGCTAGCAAAAAATTGTCAACGTCGTACTGGGCATAGAACCTCGGAACGCCAGTCGTCGCCGGGGCAATAAACTCGCGGATGAACGAAACATCCTTCTGCTCAAGAAATTGCGCGTTTCCGCTCCCGTCTGTGACATGCAGCGAAAATACGCTCAGAAAATCCAGCGGCACCGCCAAATAAGGGTTTCCTGTCGTCACTGTGCCTGCAGCGTTGCGCTTGAACACGTTCAGCCGGACGGTCTTCAGGATTGTCTCTTCTGTCACCGTCACGAACCGGGGAATCGACGCAACGAGTGTCGCCTCATCGGACTCCACCGTGTCGATTACCGCCTGGCGCAGCTCGCCGTAGTTCATGTCACCACCTCAAACTCGCCCGTCCGGCATCGGCAAATTGTCTCTGAATACGCCGCGCCAGGCAGCTCTGGCGCGTTCAGCAGCACCGTCAGCGGCTCGATCCGGTCAGGCCGGGGGTTCAACAGCGGCTTGGGATCCACGGGCGTCCTGCGGATTGTCAGCTGCGGGTGCTTGGTCTCGTACTCGTCCGGCCCGACCAGCAGCCCGGTCCACTCCTTGCGCATGCGCCGGAGCGGGTAGACAAACCCGCTGCGATCAGAAATGCCCTTGGGCTCTCGCCGGCTCATGGCCTGCGGCCTCTGCCGTAGGGTGCGACCTTGAAGCTGGCCCTGTCACGGTCCTCCTGCGAGGCCCGCAGGAAGCACTCCTCGTAGACCGCCTTCATCAGCTGGATGCGGTCCGGTGCGAACTTCATCGACAGGTAGTACGCGAGCCCCGCGACCATGCACTCGTAGAACCGGAACGGCATGTCGGGCGCGTCCGGGTAGGCGTCCACGGCGTCAATGCGGGTCATCTTGTCGATCAGCAGCACGTCGGTGTCGCGGTCCGGCGCCAGCCAGACCTTGAGCACCGGGTTGACCTGCCGGTCAACGTAGAACTGGTTGGGACGACCCGGCAGCTCCTTGTCCGGCAGGTCGAAGTACTCGGCCCGTCCGATCCGCTCCATCGGATAGTCGGTGCTGTCGCGGCGCAGCGATACCGACAGCACGTCGATCGTGTCAGCGCCCAGCGTGTAGGCGGTCTGCGCAATCACCGTCGGGATCGTGGTCTGGTCGATGGTCCAGCGGTTCACCCCGCGGTTGGCCCACTCGGTGAACATGAGGTTCAGGCT